GCCGAAGCTAGTCCAGGAGTATTACTCCCCTGTGTTATCGCACACAGCGGGCGTCTGAAACTGACTACTCGGTTACGAAGTTGTCAATCCCAAATAGGCGTGATCTCGAAAGAGAAGTCACAATCCTCCTCCAAGAGGGGGACTAGACCTAGACGGCCCAATTACATAAGCTGTAGTATTGGGTTCTAAACCAGCATTTTAAATATAAAATACATGGAGAAAAACACAATAAAACAGATCATAAGTAATCCGATCCAAGGATCGGCGGGTCGTTTTAGCTCAACTCCACGTGATAGTTACTTAAAATTTAAGTTATACTATCCTTACGTGAGGTTGTTGATCTGAGCCCTTGGCTTGGATAAAGCTACCTTTACAAAGCTTGCCACTCGTATCATGTTTCTAATAGAGAACAACGGTATGACATTTACCGTCAAGTACCTAAAAGAATGTGTACGAATAGTGCAGCACTTTGTTTCTGGAAACCCAATTTCAGTAACAACTGAAATGCCGGTTTCATTGGCAAGGGGAATTCCTACTATTATTCCTGGAACGCTTAGATTGCTTATGCATTCTAAGGATCGTCGGGTTATTAGAGGAGTTCTTACCTTATTATCCACTTATAGGATATTAAGGATAAGCCCTGTCTTGAAACTTGGTAGTATCACTGATCCTTTTAAAGGATCAGATCCTACACTTCCGAGAAGTGAGATCTTGCGAGTTCTTAGAACTCTTCCTCGTTTAGGAAGATTAGAACCCATAAGACTCTTACATCTAAGATCTGCAGGTCCTAACGTTAAAGTTTCTATGTTAGGGGTCTGATTAGACCTTTTGGCATGGAAACAGTCAGGTAATCTGGACTGGTTATTGAGTTTTGCGAGACTCATACCAGGTTCAGAAAAGTTTGCAGACTCACTTGAGTCGGAAGCAGCTATACTTGATGGAGTTGAGCCCAAGATGGATTTAATCCTAGGAAAACTTTCAATCAAGTTAGAAGCTGCAGGTAAAGCTAGAGTGTTTGCTATAACTGATGCTTTAACGCAATCAGTTATGAAACCTCTTAGCGATGCCATTTTTAAATTGCTAAGAACGCTACCTATGGATGGTACTTTTAATCAAAGTGCCCCCTTGGATAGATTAGTTCAACTAGCTAAAAATGGTGAGATACCTGAACAGGATAGAGTATTCTACTCTTACGATTTGTCATCTGCTACAGATCGTCTACCCATGCAAATCCAAAAAGATATTCTTGGTTTGTATTTTGGGGAATCTTTCTCTGAACTTTGATCTAAGATCTTAGTTGATAGAGACTGATGATTGTCGACGAAAACTGGTGGAACGAGGGTTACCTCGAAATACCGGTATGCTGTAGGTCAACCCATGGGAGCTTTAAGCTCTTGGGCGATGTTGGCACTGACTCATCACGTTATAGTACGGGTAGCTGCGAATAGAGTAGGTTTAAACCACTTTACGCACTACGCCCTACTTGGTGATGACATTGTCATTGCAAATCGGATGGTAGCAATCTCTTATCATACTATCATGACGGAGACTCTTGGGGTTGATATTAACCTTTCAAAAAGTCTGGTCTCAGCGGATTCTTTTGAATTCGCCAAACGACTAGTAACATTGGAGGGTGAGGTCACTCCCGCAGGACCAGCTAACCTTTTACTAGGCCTAAGAAGTCTAAATGGAATTCCTTCCATTTTATTAGACTTGGCTCGTAAAGGTGTAAACTGGACTGAGGAAGACCTTGACGACCATCTATCTAGAGTTCCAACTGTAAGAAAATCACAGTTGACTAAGATAGCATGGGCAATCAAGGGACCGTTTGGTTTCGTTCCAACACAGGAAGGACTTGCATCGTTTTTGTCGATGTCAAGTTCGCTAACGCCTGTGCGAGCTAACCAGATTATACATGCAGTCCGTAAAGTTAAACATCAATGAGATGTAAACTTATGGGAAAGTGCTGTTAAGAATCTGATAGATACCCGGGTTTCCCTGGGTGAACTACTGGTTCCGGTCGGGTTTTCGGTTGGAGAGTATGTGGACTTCCAAGATCGGTCTCCTTTATGGAAACTGATTATGGAAGAACTTAGCACCGATACTATCGCTCTTGGGTCACAAAGACCTAAATGGCGATTAATATTTGGTGGTCCTTTGATAATGACTAATTATTATCGGAACTCTTACAGCTCTGAAATCGTTGCCTACATTAAAGAATTGGTTACCGCCAAACCGGATTTTATTATTCCGGGTGGGGATCCATTCATAAAGCAGGACTTCCTAGACTTCGCATTTTCTGAAAACTTCAAAGGAGAGAAATTCTTCTCTGAAGTTAGAGAATGATACCAAGCAGAGGAACGAGCCAGATTAGCTGAACTGAGTCACAATGATTAAGTTCACAGTGTGCCCCTTTACAGAGTACACCGGTTTTCACCGGCTTACGAGAGAGTATTCACTCCTCCTCTATAATCGCACGCAGCTGACCAGGATTTAATCCAGGGCCAGACCCGCTAAAGCGAGGTCCCTTAGAAGGGACGGAGCAAGTTCTGGAACAAGTCAATAGAAAAGCGAGAGTGACCGAAGCAGTCGGGG